CGGCCTGGAGTTGGGAGGGGGTCATAGAGCCCCCAATCGAATCAGCGCCTCTTCCATGAGCCAATCCGTCAATCCCTTCCACGCCCCGTCCTTGTCTGGTCCGTCGCTGTCCAGGTATACTTTCACTGCTTCCTGTTCGCGGACGCAGCGGGCGAGTTCATCCTCAATCTCCGCCATAGAGCGTTCCTTGGTCTCGCAATTTCAACGCGGCTTCAAGATTCCGGCAAGCTTGGTTGTAGTAAGATTCTTTCAATTCGGCCCCTACAAACCGACGTCGTTCCTCCAGTGCCACATAGCCCTCCGATCCGATCCCGGCAAACGGCGAAAATAAGATGTCTCCGGGGTTGCTCCATAGTTCAATCGCACGCCGGATCACTGTCAGTTGAAGCGGGCAGATGTGCCGGGAATCGTCGTCTTCGCGAGCGCTGGTGCGCTGTAGCGTGTCGCTCGGATTGATGTCGAACCAAACCGGCGAAGCGTAGCGCTGCCAGACATAGTGCGAATACTTGTTCACTGCCGAACCGATCTTTTTTTCGGCCTTGGGTTCGTCTTCGGGCCGTCCAATCCAGCGGTTGAAGCCCGAAGGGGCATGCGGTATTGGCTCGGGATTGTCGCCATCCTTGCGCATCACTACGAGATAATCGGGGCTTCCGACTCGGCAGATGGCCGAATCCTTCACAAGTTGTTTGTGCATCAACCCGAGCGCCTTGGTCCGCGTGGCCTCGATCAGTGGATCTTTCCAAATCACCACCTCGGAATGGTGGATGAAATCGTACTTCTTAAACGCCCGGATCAGATCGCCACGAAAGTCCTTCAGCCCAATGTATCCGTCGCGCTCCTTCATGGCTGGGATCTGCATGCAGTGGAATGCGACCAGCCGACCGGGCATCATAATCCGGTGAAGTTCGCGCACCATGAAATCGAATCCGGCAAAGAACTCCTTGTAGTCGCGGACATTGCTCATGTCCTGCTGCGCGTCCGTGTATGAGTACAAGGAACCAAACGGCGGGGAAAACACGCTCATATGAACACTGTCGTTGGGCATCCCGCGCATTACTTCAACGCAGTCGCCATGGTAAATGGCGTACTCTTCCGTAATCACTTGGTTTATTACCTTCACGCCGTTTGCGATATCAGCCATTCCGGAATCTCCATTTCTGTTTCGTGGTCGTATCTCGTTGCCTTATGCCGCGCGGCAAGCTGCTCCTCGCGCATGGCGACATTCATCTCTTGCTGTAGTTCTTCGTACTGCGCTTCCTTGCGCCGGATGGTCGAGAGTACGCCGCCCTCTGTTTCGGCCACTATGATATGGGCGTTGACGGGATGCGCCTGCCCGAAGCGCCAACATCGGCGGATCGCTTGGAACATAGATTCAAACGAATACGAGAGGCCGACGAAAGCCATATTACAGCAGCACTGAAGGTTTAAGCCGTAGCCGAAGATTTCAGGCTTACTGAGCAGCCAGTGGATGTCTCCATCTAAGAATTGGACTACTCCGGACTCTTTCTTTTCCTGCGAATCAGACCCGCGCACTTCGACGACTTCAGGGAGCGCCGCCCGCATGGCGTCGGCTTCGTAGTTCGTGTTGCACCAGATGATCCACTGTTCGTCGGGCTTCTCTCGTACAAGTTCTGCAACCTTACGCGCCCGGTCGTCGCAAGTCAGACGCATCTCTTTGTGGAGGCCCGTCGCGCTCATGTCCGGGCATCTGAAAAGCATCCCATCCGTGCTGATGCTTTGGTCTACCTCCACGATGTGCTCTTGGAGGTGCATGGGCGGTAGATTGAATCCTTCGTCGTCGTATCCAAGGTCGGACGGCTTAAGTAGGCAGACGGCCCACGATGCCACGAACTTCCAGAATGGACGCCGACCGTGTCCCTTGAGCGACCACTTGGCCGTCTCGCCGCCATCGTGCTCAAAGAACATCGCCAGCATGGCCGAGCGCCGCATCACGTCCAATAGTTCGGCGTGGGTTCCCAGTTCGGCGTGGTCGTTCGGGCTCGGGGTCGCCGTGGAGCAGAGCTTGAACGGCGTTTCGGCTAGTTGCTCTATCAGGTCTTTGGTTGTCTTTGAGGTCCAGTCTTTTATGCACGAACTCTCATCCATGGCCACGCCGGCAAATGAACGGAGGTCAAAGAGCCCCATGCGCTCGTAGTTGGTGACGTTGATCCCGGGCCGCACGTCGGACTGATCGCGACAAAGCGTCACCGCGATGTGGAACTTTGCGGCTTCCCGTTTGAACTGCTGCGATACCGCCAGTGGGGCCAGGATGAGCGTGTTGCCACCCGTGTGCAGACAGACGTGCCTGCACCACTCCAACTGGATCGGCCCCTTGCCAAGCCCCGTGTGCGCAAAGACGGCCCGCTTGCCGCCGCGTAGCGCCCATCGGCAGATATCCCGTTGAAACGGGAACAGCATCGGGTTAATGTCTGATTCTGCTACCTCAAATCCGCACGGCTCAGACAAGATACGTTTCGATGCTAGGAACTCAGCGTAGTTCATCGTCCCCCCACGCAGGCGCGGCGCACGGCGGACTGGTCAGCGGTGAGGTCTGGGCGCGTCATGGCGTTACTCGTTTGAACGTGATCGCCCATACCCAAACGTTGCTTGACCACGGGTACTTCTTGCCGTTGATGTGGTTCCAGAGATCTGCGTATGCAATGATCCAAGCTGTATCGTCAATGGGATGCCCATGTCCCACGAATTGAGAGGCGCTTTCGGCAGAGATCCCCTCCGCCCGCGCATCCTCTTCGCTAATGTCCTGGAGGCGCTGCACGCGCACTTCGACGATTTCCAGCGTAATCCGCGACGCCCAGCGCGGCATGAACATCGAAGAGCGTGGATGCGGATATAGGCGCACGTCGCATTCACCATCAGCCTTGTACCAGACTGGTGGCTGGGCGAGCGGCGCTCCTACGTCATCTGCGCCGCAAAGCCGGACAGCTTCCCGAACATAGAGAATATCGCCGGGCTTGCCGTAGGGGCATTTGATCATTGTTGAGGCCGCGTCCCCAAAACGCTCCACGACCCACAAGCCATCATGCTCGCCGGCATACAGCGAGTTCGCGCCGCGCGCATTCTTCACGACCCGGCGAGTCTGCGATTTTCTCCCCTCCAGAATGGCGCGTACGTTCGCACCTGAAAATAGAATAGGCTTCTCGCTCATCTTCCCTCCCCGGCGCACGGCGGACTGGTCAGAGAGCAGGGTCGCGGGGTTCATTCGCCGCTCACGCTATGCGGTACGTGGCCCATCTGTAATGCAACGAAAGAAAGCGGAGATCGTGCGATTGGGCCGTACTGTTCCATGCAGGCGATTCCTACAGCCACAACCTTGCGGATCTCTTCTAGCGCTCCCACATCACCGCGATTTGACGACCAAGCAACATCAGCCTCCGCCAGTAGTTTACGCATGATCGTCAGGTAGCCGCCGACTTCGTGCGGATGCTCTGCGATGGTCCCCCATTTGCGGTTCTGAAACACACGTTCATCGTGAACGGCGTTCAATACGTCGCGATCAATTTCGTAGGTCATCGCCCCTCCCGTTTTTGCGTCGCGCTCGATTCCGGCGGAAGGATCTCCGCGTAGTGTGTGGGGTTATACATCATCCATCCATCGTCCTCGTCGAATGAGTCCATTGCCCCATAGCCATGCATGTCCCAGATCAGGTACTCTCCCCGCCTCGGCCACGTCGCCTTGTCCTCGGCGTCGAACTTGCGCCACTCGCCTGCGGCGTTACTTGGCATTGGGTGCCTCCGGCCATTCACGCAAGCGGATGTCGTGCGCCCACTCATCCATGTCGCCGCCCTTCTTATCGCGCTTGATTCTGCGCTCGCCGTTCTCGATAACGTGGGCTCCGAGTTGCTTCACAAACACTGGAATGGACGCCACTTGGCATTGCCACACAATCTTACGAATCCAGTCCACGTCGCAGCGCCGGGCTCCCGGCCCGGATTCGCCGCCAATAATGCACCACGAAATCCCCGTTAGATCCAACTCCCCGAGGTCTTCGAGCAATGGTTCCAAACTCAGGAAGCGCAGCGCGGCGGGGGTCTGCCGTAGTATGTCGATACGGTGCTTGTTCTTGCGGTCCTCCACGGAGACGCCGAGCCAGACTGAATCCGCCAATGAGAGCGGTATCATGTTGAAGTTCTCGGGCCGCTTCGTCAGCAGCAACCAATCAAGCGAATGACGTGTGTCGAGAATCAATCGCCAGAGTCGATGACGGGGCGCGGAAAGGTCCGGTCGATCCTCGAACACATCCGCTAGCGAATTGCAGAATACGCGATGCCTCTCGCCAAACATGCTCGCAGCGGTTGCCCATTTATATGGCTCCTGCCAATAGGCGTCTGAGGTGACATGCCGCGTACCGGAATCACCCCAAATCGCCAATCCGGTGCGCTTTGCCAGCGATTCGGCATAACATCGGGTACAACCCGCGCTTACCTTGGAACAGCCAACCCAAGCGTTAAATGTGTGCCTCGTCCATTCAATCTTCGAGTTACTTCCCATTGCCGCGCTCCTTACACGCCTTACTCGCCTTCTCCAACTCTCGCTCCACGGCCTTCCGCTCGCTCTTCCCCATCGCCCGCCCGCCGGTGAGCAGCGCCGTGTTGTCGCGCACGATGCGGATGGTGAGCGCCGTGGCGCGGTCGCAGGCGGTCGCTGGCGGCTGAGCCAGCAGGTATGCAATCAGCAGGGATTCAATCATAGCTTCTCAATCCTTTCCTTCGTCGCGCGGAGTTCGGCGGCGATGGTGACGAGCACCCTGACCGGGACGTACCAGTGATCGTTGCCGTTCGCCGACCATCTCGGCGGCAACGCTTGCCGGGCCTGGGCGCGCGTATTGAAAAGGGCAATACGGTGCCCCGCCGTTTGTACAGGAATTGTTTCCTGATGCCACGTGAGTGGGCCAAGGAGTCGGGGAGTCTCGCCGAGCGGTCCCCTGCTCCGATGTTCTATGGCCCAGCCCGAGTAAGAGTACGGCTTCATGGCTTCTCTCCCGGCTCGGCGAGCGCCTGGGCGATAATACATGCGGCCTTATCAACCCTCTCGTTGTATAGCCCGCTCTGGTTTAATGCATCCCGAGCGGCAACCAGCGCCTCCCGCAGTTTGGCGATCTCTGCGTCGCGCGGATCGGGGCTAGGCGCAAATATGTTTCCCGCTGGTACAAACTTCATGTTGGCTGGCATCCCAGACATCTCTTGTGATTTGCTGGTATTGCTCATCCCTTGATCTCCTTCCTTATTCTCTGCGCCGTCTCCTCAAGCGCCTGGGCTGCGGCCTTGAGCTTTAATTCGATCTCTGCATACTCATCGCTTCTTGGATGTCCACATACACTGTAGGGTGCTGAGGACGTTCTACAAATAAACCGATATGCCTCCCCGCACAGCGCCAGCAGTTCGTGGATGGTGGCGTCGCGCGGATCGTCGGCGGCGGATACGGCGCGTTCCCTGATCTTCTCCAGGATTGGATACAGTCGATTCGCCGCTGCACAATCTCCGTCAAAGTGTTTTGCCTTAGGGCAGCACGCCGCGAATACGTCTGCGGCATCCCTGAATTCTCGATACTCGCTGGGACTTATATACATGACTCCCCGAGCCTCTGTATAGATTCTGGGGGCGTAAACCCCGCAAGGCTCATCCCGAGCCGTCTAATGTTGGGATTTATATGCATGACTCCCCGAGTCTCTGTATAGATTCTGCTGGCATAAACCCAGCCGCGCTCATCCCGAGCGCTAGGACGTTCAGGGCTGCGTTATGATCGCGCCCCAAGATCGTTCCGCACGCACACTGATGCTCCCGCTGCTTCAGCGTCTTCT